ATACCTTTCCTTGGATTAAAGTCCATAAAGATAGTTATTATGGTAATCATATTAATATATTGAAGTTAAATAAGGGTTCTCATGAACCAAGTGAAGAAAGAATGTTTCAAAATATTTTAACAGATATACCGGAAAATGGTATCATGTTAGAATTAGGAAGTTATTGGAGTTTTTATTCAATATGGTTTAATAAAACTGTTAAAAATGCAAAAAATTATTGTATTGAACCAGGAGATGCTGAAATGAAAATAGGAATATATAATTGTAAGTTAAATAATGCTATATGTGATTACACAAAAGGATTTGTTGGTTCTAATATTGGTGTTCCTCGAGAAGCCAGTAATGCAACAATAATTAATCTTAATGATTATTTACAAGTAAAAAACATTAATAAATTAGATATATTACATTCAGATATTCAAGGTGCTGAATTTGAAATGCTTACCAGCATAACTAACTTGTTAGATGAACAAAAAATTAGATATTTATTTATATCTACTCATTCCAATGAAATTCATTATAAATGTATTGAACTTTTTAAAAAACATAATTACAGAATTATTGCAAATTCTAATTTTGATGATGAAACATATTGTTTTGATGGTATTATTGTAGCTTGTCATAAAGATAATAATAAATTTAAAGAAATAAATTTAGGAAATAGAAAACACACAAAGTTATTAACACGCGATAGTGAAATTGGTAAACAAATCCAATCGTTTAGTTGGACTGAGGATTCTCATTGGTTATAAAAGGTTATAAAATATTATATTTTACAAAATGTAATATTTTAAATATTAAATTCTATTAATAATCTCTCAATCGTATTATCAATTAAATTTTTATTATCTTTTCCACGGTTTTTGTTTAAATAAAAGTAATGGTTAAAATACATCTGTTAATGTGTATAAATCGTTTTTATATTTATATATGGAAAAAAAATTACCATCCATTATAGTTAACGAATCAAAAAAACAATTATTTATCTTTTTATAAATAAGAGAAATACATTTTTCGTAAATTATATTTTGTTGTTCAATATTTAAAAGCTTTGTATTTAATTGGTTATAGGTGCAATTAAAAACTTTATCAAATTCCAGGTCATCATTAATAATCACCTTATTATTTTTATATTCTATTTTATCAACTTGATATTGTAATTTATAATTGACATTATTTTTGAATTTATCAAGAAAATAATTTTTACTTTTTTTCAAAATTAATATATTTTTCTTTAGTATTAATTAATTTCCCATCTATGTTTGCTAATAAATTATTATTTTCTATTAAATTATATTCATTATCATTAAAAAGAGATATATATGTTTCATAATTTACTCTTGAACTATTTGCAATTCCATAAATATTCTTATCTATCGATTCAACTAATTGATTATATTTTTCTATAAATTTATAATAATATACATTACTTTTATTTAAAGTTATTTTACATCTTGGATAATGAAATCCTAAATGTAATCTATTTTGATTATTAAATGAAGAACCTGAAAATATAGTTTTTTCTTTATCGATTACTGTTATATTTAATTCAGGATAATTATCTATTAAATATTCTATAATATAACAACCATACCACCCTGCACCTATAACAGCTATATTTTTACTCATTAAATATTATATATAAATAATATTATATGTAAATTATTTTTTATAATAAAATAATAAACATATTTATTTTTTTTTATGTAAAATACCACCGTCATAATTTTCTACATAAGAACTATTATTTATTCCATCTCTTCGGTGAGTGCACCAAATAGGTAAATAAACTTTAGGAACTGAACATTCAAATGCTTCATCATGCATATTAACTGGTGGAGGTATTGAAACACAACCATGTATTTTTGATATTATACTAAGAATTGACTGGTCATGTCTGTTTTCCACAAAAAAACTATGTTGTTCAATATTATTATAATAATCACTAAATAACAAAGGTTTTTTTTTTAATGTTTCTAAATATTTATCAAATAATAAAATACTATGATTATTTTTTTGTATTATTAGAGAACCAACCCAATGTTGACCTTCTATTGCAATATTAGAGTTTATATCTACATTAAAATAATTAAATATTTCTTTGGTTGTCCAATTTCTTTCATTATATGTAGTTTTAAACAATAATAAACCATATGGTGAATTGTTTAAATTTGTTAAATATTCCAGTAATTTATTTTCACCATTTTTATTAAAAGTATTTCCTGCATCATTAAATATTAAAAAGTCTCCTTCATTTAATTCATCTAACTTTTTTCTAATTACATGACCTCTCCACACAAAATAACCTCCACCTCTTGAATGACCTAATATTTCTGCATTCTCCTCTAAAAATTCTTTACTTAGATCATTTTTTGAATATCCTTTAATTGAATAAAAAAAGTTGCTTTCCTTTGCTTCTGTTATTAGTGCTTTTTTTGCATTATAAAAACGATCATCTCCATATGTTATCATATGAACCTTCTTATTATGAAACATATTTTGTTGAATCATATTCAATTCATTTATGTAAATAGGTTCAATTTTAAAATAATATAAATTTTCATATTTATTAAATTGATAGTCTGGTATTCTCCCCCAATCATATGGATAATACAACTGGGAAGGTTCATTTAATAAAGAAGCAACTATAGAAAATGTTGAAAATTGTTGTGATAAAAATATTTTTTTACTATACATTAAACTATAAAAATCTACATACGCTTGCAATACTTGGTCATGTAAATTAAAACTTAATATATTGCTATATTTATAATTTAATAAAAAATTATTTTTCTCCTTCTCGTCATCAGACACAATACATATTCTATTTCCGATTTGTAATTCTTTATTAATAAATTCTTTTGTTATATTATTTAAGTTTTCTAGTTCATTTAAATCAACTCCAAAACACCCTTTATTGTTAGTTATTTTATCTGTTCTACGAAGATGAACAGTTGATATATTATTATTGGTAAATATATTTACAACTTCTTCTGGTATATTTTTCATTTTAAATCGTTTACATACATCATAATATAATTTTTCGTAAGTACTTTTATATTTTTCTTCAACATATTTTTCCATAAACGAATATAAACTTTGAGCACCTACAATATTATCAAATATAAAACCATCTTTTATTTTATTCATTTCTTCTTTACTTGTAAAAATAATATTTTCAGGAAAACACATGTAATGAAACAAGTTCTCTTGTTTAAGACATTTTCTTGACTTATCAAATTGTGGTCCATATTTCCATTCCACATAAAATTTGTTATAACCTAATACTTCTGAATAAACATAAACATTTATTAGATCCAATAATCTATCCCCCAATCCGCTATCTGGTAAAGTTTTATAAACAAAATGGTTCATTATTCTTTTATAAAGGATATATATTTAAATAATAATCATACGAATAATAGAAAAAATATCTCCATATGAATCACAAGGAGGACTTATTATAATTTTCATATATATATTATAATTTTATTTTGTAATAAATAATGTTTAAACTCATTTATATTTAAATCAAAATTCCCTTTACTATCTTCACTTATATTTGTATATCTTTTATAAATATTATTTAAATATATGTAATGTTATATAAATAATGGAAAGACCAAAAACCATTTTTTTTATAATAATATAAATTATATATGTTAGATAAAACTAATAAACAAATCTTTATTCATATTCCAAAATGTATGGGGTCAAGTATTGAAACATTTATTTTGCAAGTAAATAATTTACCAATGAATTATTATCCTAATAGTCCTAATATGCATAATTATTTAGGAGAAAATAAAAAGTTTTTAAAGGACTACAATATGTTTTGCAAAGCAGCAATTAATCATTTAACAATAGAAGATTTCAAAAAAATAATTGATGTAACAGAATATAATAGTTTTTCAATAGTTAGAAATCCATATACCCGCTTTATATCAGCCTATTATTTTGCATATCAAAATCGTATGTCATTTGATACTTTTATTGAAACTTTTGACACAAACCTAATTTATGAGAATGATTTATATTTAACCCATCAATTCAATTATATATGTAATAGTTCAAAAGAAATAATAGTCGATACTATACTTAAATTTGAAAATCCTAAAGAAATTAATACATATTTAAATGAGATATATAATTCTAACATTGTGATGTCACATGAAAAAAAAAATGGAAAAATTATAATTTTAAATGAAAAACAAAAGGAAAAAATATACAATTATTACATTGAAGATTTTTTAATTTTCGGATATGATAAATAATAATAAATAATAATAAATCAATTCTAGAATATAATAGATAAATTATAGTTAGTAAAATATCATACATTTTGTAAATAAAAATTTTCAAAGTCATTTATATTTAAATCCAAAATTCCCTTTACTATCTTCACTTATATTTGTATATATTTTATAATTCGTAAGATTTAGTACTGAAGCAATATCTTTATAATGACAATGATTAAAATTAGGGGTTCCTCTATTTAATATTTCAATAATATTAGCATCTTTACTACAAAATGCGGTGAAGCTTAAACCACCCGAATGACTATAAATAATAGTACAAGAGTTCATAAATAATTGTATTTTTTCTTTAAAAGATAAATATTCAAGTACAACATATTGTAAATCATTTTTTTTAAAGTTGTTTACAAAATCCATTTCATTTCTCATATACCTTTTTAGTTCGCCATTATGAAATTGGTCACTATTATTTCTAGTTATAAATATGTTTTTTTTCTCGGAATTACTTGTTACTCTAGATGTAAATAAATCACGAATATATGGCGATATTAAATTCAAATCTTTATTCCACAATCCGCCATAAATATTTACAACTTCATAATCATGTAAACTATTTAAATCTTCAATTAGAATCTATCTTTAATAATTTCAAACGCTTCGCCCCAAATGTTTTGTTTCATCAGTATCCTGTGGACATGATCTAGTTATGGATTTTTATTGGATATGTAATTGACTCGGTTCAGATAGTACTTTATTTAATATTGGAAATGTAGAACCGTTTGGATGATAATCTTTGCCTTTCACATTATACAATTTATTTTCAATATAACCCTGCTAAATTAAAAAATATAAAATGATACATAGCCCCACGATTTTCAAGATGAAAAATAGTTTGTTTCATACTATATTAGTATTGTATTTTTAATTTAAAAATACAATTTATGTTATATAATGGAAATTCTACATTTAAAAAAACAATCTATACATAAAAATATCTATCCATTAGACGAAAATAAGAGAGACATCAACATATATAAATTTTCTAACTCGAACATATCCGGTCATAATTTATATTATCCAAATTGTCTATTATATTCAGAAAATACCCTTTATTTACCATTACTCGAAAAAACTATGTCTTTAAATATGGGAACTATTTATGAAAAACATATGAAATTTGATTACGAACCAAAAGACAATAATAGATTAGAAGGTAATTATTTTTTTTTTGTTTATAATACTGATAACTATTTTCATTTTTTATATGATAGTTTACCCTATTTGATAAGTTATTATGAATTAAAAAAAGAAATTCCAGATTTAAAACTATTAATGCAATATCCTAACCCCCAAAAAAATAGTCATTATCCATTTGTAACAGAAATGTTAGAACTAATAGGAATTAATAATACAGATATAGAAATTCTTAATTCAAACTTTGAATATAAAAATGTATTTGTTTCTACATCTTATACGCATGATTTTGATTCCAATTTACCTCCAAGAAAAGAAATATATAATTTTTACCAAACAATTTCTCAAAAAGTATTAGATATTTATAAAAATGAAACACCCAAAAAAATATATATATCCAGACGTACCCATTTACATAATGATTTTTCAAATATAGGAACAAATTATACTCAACGAAGAAAGTTAGTGAATGAAGACCAATTAGTAGATAAATTAACAAAGAAAGGATATGTGGAAGTATTTACTGAAAAATTATCGTCCATAGAGAAAATAGCTTATTTTGCGAATGCTACTCATGTAGTTGGTTGTATAGGAGGAGGTATTGCTAATGTATTATTTTCAAAACCAACTACTAAATTAACTGCTATAATTTCTCCTACTTTTTTAGAAGTAAATAAAAGATTTAAATATAGTTTAGATTGTGTAGAAGTGTTTTATGATTATAACACACATCATACAGAAAGTAATACATTTAAAACATATATGAGAGTAAAAAAAGATGATATTATTGGTGAAATAATAGAAGTAAAACATAATTCAGTTGTAGTACAATATACAGATGGTTCAAATACAGGTTGGAATAGTAATAATACATTTTTAACAAAAGAATTTATTATAAATGAAGTTGATAAATTAGATAATGGATTAAATAGTTCTTTTAGTTATACTTTATAAATTGTTTAATATAGGTTTAAATATTTTCGTATATTATATTTAAATATGATTAACTTGGCAATATTTATTAGTGGCAGAATTAAGTTTTATAATAAATGTTTGATTCCAATTATACAACATTTAAAAAGTGAAAAAAAATATAATATTAGAATATTTTTTTCAATTAATACTAATGAAATATGTAATGAAATAATAGATTGTTTTAAAGATGAAATAGGATATTACGAATTTAAACCATTCTTTTATGAAAAGGACTGGCTAGAGAATAGATTAAAAAATAATAGAAAATATTTGGGTTCATATAATCAATTATCTTGTTTTTATAATGATTTAAATAATTTTAATTTAATTGAAAAATATGAAAAAGATAATAATATAGAATTTGATATAATATGTAAATTACGCTCAGACATTATATTTCGTAATCTAAATCAAGTAGAATTTCATAAAGATGATAGTAAAGAGTTAATATTGAATAATATTAATCTATCGTGTAGAATAAGTGCATTTAATTTATCTCCACCTTTTATGTCAGATGCCATTTGTTTTGGAAATAAAAATTCAATGAATATTTATTGTAATACATATAATTTCATAAAAAATATGGACATTAAACTTAATGGATTATATAACAGAACTTTTGAACCTTATTTAAATGAAAGTCTATATAATTGTTTAATTTATGGAGATTATTTAAAAAATCTTATTCCAGGTATTTCTCCATATACTAGAGAAGAGCTTATTGATATATTTAATCATAAATTTACAGAACAAGATAAAAAATTTATAAGAAAAGATTATGATTGGAAATATAGTATTATCAGAGGAGATGATAGAATAAAAGATTATGTTCCACCTAAAAATGTAATTATAAACAATGAAAAATATATTTGGAAAGTCAGATGGACAGGATTAGTACATGAAAACTATATAAATGAAACAAATTCATTCATTTAAAGGGTTTTCACTATTTACTCTATGTATTGTTGTCATCGGATAAACACTATTGCTGAATTAACGGAAATACCCATAGAATATGGAATTGAAATAGATTTAAGAGACAATGTAAATGGAGAAATACATCTAGCTCACGATCCTTTTATCTTAGGTGAATTATTTGAAGAATATTTAAAACATTATCATCATTCATTCATCATATTAAATATTAAAAGTGAAAGAATTGAATGGAAAATACTTGAATTATTACAAAAATACAATATTAAAGATTATTTTTTTCTTGATTCATCGTTTCCAATGATTCATAAGTTGGTATTAAGTGGTGAAAAAAATATGGCTTTACGTTTTTCTGAGTTTGAAGGATTGGACACGATTCGAAATATGAAAAACACAGTAAATTGGGTATGGATTGATTGCTTTACACAAAATCCATTAACACTTGAAATATATAATCAATTAAAAGGTATGAATTTTAAATTATGTTTTGTATCTCCTGAATTACAACAACAGACTGAAAAACTATTAAAATATAAAGAATATTTTCAAAAAAATGATATTATTTTGGATATGATATGTACCAAACATTATAATATTGAAAAATGGAAATAACAATAAAATGTATTTAAATATATTTTTTTTGTATATACTAAAATGCAAATAATTATTCCAATGTCTGGTATCGGAAAACGTTTTGTAGAAGCTGGTTATAAGGATCCAAAACCGTTAATTGAAGTAGATGGAATACCTATAATACAATACGTTGTTAATTTATTTCCAAATGAAAACAACATTTCTTTTATTTGTAACGATATGCATTTAAAAACAACTAATATGAAATCGATATTAAACTCTTTTTGTCCAGAAGGAAAAATATATGAAGTGCCAATTGAAGGAAGGCAAGGTCCGGTACATGCTGTATCCTTAATTTTTGAACACATAAATGATGATGATGAAGTAATTGTGAGTTACTGTGATTATGGAACTGATTGGGATTATGCAGATTTTTTAAAGGATACTCGTTCCAGAAATGCAGATGGTGCTATTGCTTGTTATAAAGGATTTCATCCACATATGTTAGGAATTGATAATTATGCTTTCTTAAAAGAAACACATCCCGAGTCAAGATGGATGAATAAAATACAAGAAAAACAACCATTTACCGACAATCGTATGGAAGAATATGCTTCTAACGGAACATATTATTTTAAATCTGGAAAAATTATGAAAACTTATTTTCAAAAAATGATGAATTCTAAACAAAGTGTTAATGGTGAATATTACGTATCTATGGCCTATAATTTATTAGTAGAGGATCATTTAAAAGTAAGTATTTTTGAAATAAATCATATGTTGCAATGGGGTACCCCGTATGATCTTGAAATATATAATAATTGGTCAAAATACTTCAAACAAATTATAAATCATCAAGAAGACTATGAAGATATACTAGATACAACTTTAATATTACCGATGGCTGGTGCAGGTAGTCGTTTTTCAGAAAAAGGTTATAAAGATCCAAAACCTTTCATTTCAGTAAATGATAAACCAATGATTATTCAGGCAGTTCAATGCTTACCAAAAACAACCAATCAAGTATTTATTTGTCAACAAGAACACGTAAACCAATATCCATTAAAGAAAACAATATTACAATATTATGAAAATGCCGAAATCTATTGCATTGATTATTTAACTGAAGGTCAGGCGTGTACTTGTGAAATAGGTATGAAACATTTAAATTTAGATAAACCAATATTTATAAGCGCGTGTGATAATGGAGTCTATTATAATAAAGAAGCTTATAATAAATTATTACTTGATACATCGATTGATATAATAGTATGGACGTTTCGAAATGAACCAACCAGCAAACATAATCCAAATATGTATGCTTGGTTAGAAACGGATGAAAATGATTTTATAAAAAATGTCTCATGTAAAAAATTTCATGAAACAAAACATAATTTGAAAACTAGTCATGTTATAATTGGCACTATGTTTTTCCGTAAAGGTAGTTATTTTGTAGATGGACTTCACGCAAACTACAATGAAAATATTCGTTCAAACAATGAATTTTATGTAGACGATGTTTTAAATCAAAATATAAAAGACGGATTAAAAGTAAAAGTATTTGAAGTAGAACATTATATTTGTTGGGGTACTCCGGATGATTATGAAACATATTGTTATTGGAGGTCCTTTTTTGATAAATGCATATGGCATCCATATACAATTAAAAAAGATTCAACAAGTAAATAATATTGTATTATCGGTAGGATATTTACAAGTCATATTGGGTCCAGTTATAGTATAATTAGGGAAATAACAAATTTTATTTTTATCCGAAAAGAATGCGGCGCTCCATGATAAAGTACTTTTTGAACAAATCAATAATTCCGCCTCTTTCATAATATAATAGTCGGTTAAAACATCATTATGTTCCATATAAACCTTTTTATTTTTTTTCTTCAAAAAAGAAGTCAATGTCATAATATAATTATGTTCGAATGGTGTTGTAGGTTTGTTACAAACAATACATACAGTATCTTCGGTTAATATATCACGATCCATCAAACCTATAATTTTATCTATACTTATATATAAATTATGTGTGACAAAATCTTCCAAACGTAAATGTATGACATTTTTATATATTTTTTTAAAATGAATGGGTGTATTTAAAATATCATAGATTTTAAATGTTTCGTACTTACGATCACCCGCGGTTATTCCATCTGTAATGATTAAATGCTCAGGATGTTCGTTTATAAATGAAAATATTTGATTTCTAAATTTTTTGTATATCTGGTCGTGTTGATAAAATCCATTCATAGATATATTTTCTCTAGGTAAGGCGAGTGGTTTATCTCCTAATAAACATTGGGCTATATTCAAAAACATCGCGTCACTTAATTCAAGTGTTCCACCTGAATTAGAACTATATTCATTATTGGTTTCTATACATATTATACAAGAAGCCATATATCTAAATATAGCATTACCTAGACGACCTTTTATTTTAAAATGAACTTTCATTATTTATATTTAAATAATATATTTATATTTGAATATAATGTTCAGTTTATGTATCCCGACGATTGACCGATATGATACTTTCTTAAAAAAATATTTGCCACTTTATCTGAAGATTGATCTTATAGATGAAATCATCATATGTGACGAAAATGGTAATGATGCTACTAAAATAAATAGAGATTTTCCAAATCATCCAAAAATAAGAATACATA